CCAACAATTTTACCACCTTTATGAGATGCGTCTTTTTTATCACCATTTCCATAAGTACCTTTTTGTCGATTGTACTTGTTTAATTCTGCTCTATACTTTTTAGCCTTTTTAGAAGAACCATACTTTTTGTATTCTGCTTTGTAATCTCTTTTTTTAGCTTCATCTACACTTTCCTCTTCTTTCTTTTTCTTCTTTTCCCACTTCTTTGCCATTTCTGGTTCATTAGCGTGCATCCATTTTCTCTGTTTTTCAGACTTGAATGGCATTTTATGAACCAAACAATTCGTTTTGAATTTGTTCAACTAAAAATTGTAATTCTTTATAATGTTTTTCTATTTTTTGTAATGTTTTTTTCTTATGAGGTATTGCTTTTTTAGCCCAATGAACACTTTTATATAATTCATCTAAATTTTTAAGATGTGCTTGCCATTCTTTAAAGCGTTGACCTTCATTTAATTTTAATGAACCAAATTGTTCTTCAAGTGAATCTATAATAGATGAAGAAGGTTTTTGTTTTTTTGATTTTTTCGGTATACCTATTATATCCCTATATTTCATAAATTATTCTCCACGAAAGATATCATTTATAATATCTTCAATTTTACAATCATGACAACAAGTACCATTTCTTGTCCCTAAACCCTCATTAATACTTTCTTTAATTTGACCAGGAGACATAAAAGCACCTTGTGTTGATGGGTTAGATACAAAATCAAATGCTATAAGTTCAAAATCGTCTTTTACTTTAACTGTTGGATTTTCATCACCGTCACCTTCACTTAATTCTTCAACAGAACCAAGTCCTCTTGATGATATACCAAGTTTGATTCCACTTTTAAATAATTCTTTTAAGATGTTTCCACTTGGTGTTCCTAACACTTCAACCGTACCCACTAAATCTTTTCCATTCCAATGCATTTCCAAAACATTATGAGATACATTATTAAGGTTTACAACTGAACTATCTGGATGGTCAAGTTCTCCAAGAGCTCTTCGTTCTGATATCTGAACTTTTGCATATTTTTTAGCCTCTCTCATAAGAGTTTCTGCTGGATAAATTCTACCATTTTGATTTTTAGCATCAGCCCTTTGTAATATACCACTTACAATTAACTTACCATTTTTCTTTAATGATTCGTTAATCTGTTGTGGTGTTACCTCAAAAGGTATGTAATCTACTAATAATTGTTTTGACATTTCCTATATCTCCTTATTAACTATTCGAGCCTTTAATTACTACAAAATTATATACAAGTGCTGTTGTATCATTATCTGATGCGTGATTATTACGAAGTGCTACTACAAAACTTCCAGCTCCAACTGCATCAACCCAAATTGATGTATCTGCATCACCTGAAACTTTATTAACAATAATTACATCATTCGCACCCACTGTAGTATTAGTCACAGTATGTTTAACTATTGTTACAGCTGCTAATGTATCATCATCAGTAGTTATTTTACCAGTAACTTTACTTAATGTCACTCCAGTAGCACGACCAGAAGCACTACCTTGTGTTACTGCACCACCATCTTGTACATCAAGTGTACCAGCAACCATATCAACATTACCAGCAGTAACTGTTACATCACCTGTAGTAACTGTTAGACCTGCAGCCAAGGTTGTTAGATTACTTGAATTTAAATTAATTCCTGCAGTACCTCCAGCATTTCTTAAAACTGTATCACCTGTATCTGTAAATGAAATTCTGGAATGTCCTGAAGAATCATGTATAGCATCAGTATCTTCTAATTTAATAGAACCAGTGACTATACCCCATGCGTTCTGTCCAACTCTATCTGCCCAATTACTTGGTAATCCTGGTGGTTCTTGAACGTGTGTTCCAAGTGATCCTGAATACATATTTTTCTCCTATTTCTTCCAAGCGGTTCGTTTCAACCAAATATCTCTTAATATATTTGCAACTTCCGATCTAATTAATTGTTGAATTTGTTTTAAATCCTTTTCATCTAAAGCTTCATTTACTACCTTATATCCGGTACTGTTTGTTGAAATCTTTTTATTTTTTTTCTTACCTTTTTTACCAGTAAATGCCATAGGTGTATTATATCCCTCTACATCACTTGTAGTTGTCATTTCATCTAACTCTTCCTCTTCAACTATTTCAAGAACAAGTGTTTCTAAAATTTCATTAAAGTGTTTTTTTGTTTTTATTTCCACTTTTCTTTAACTCCTTTAAAAGTTCCATATATCTCATAGTCTGTATAACATGAATATCTTTAACTATATTGGATTTACTATGTACACCACAAAATTTATTAATCGATTTAATCGCCTCTTTTAATTTAATCTTAACAACTTTATCTTGTAGATTTTTAGAATATTTTTTTAAATCTTTCTTTATAGAAATAGTCATATCTGATAAAATTTCTTTTAAAGAATTAGTATTAGAAATATTATTTATATACTCTCTTAATAAATTTTTCTGTTGTAAACTAAGTTTAGAATATTTACTATTAAATTTTTCTAATAAAGTTTTATATGTTAAAATTCTTAAATCCTCATCATCTGGAAGATTAATTGCAGTTTCTGATAATTTAATATGATTATCATTAGTTGTTATATGTTCAACTAAATTAAAAAATGTCTCTGTTTTTTCATCAGGAGACAATGTATCTATGTTTTCAAATAATTTAAAAGTAGATGCATAAATTTTATAATTATCCACTTTACTTGATAAAAATTTTTGTAAATTATAATTAGACTGAATCTCCTTTATAAGATTATATTTTTCTCTTTTTAAAATAGAAGTGTTAAGTTTCTGTCTTTCACTTATGACCTCATTAATAAAATAGTCGGCCTTTTTGTCGCTATCAAATTTTTTATTTATAATAATATTATATAAAGCCAACTCCTTTCCCAATTCAGTCTGCTCGTTAAATCTACTCTTCACCATTTTTACTGCTTCACTATCATCTTTTTTATTTAAAACATCAACCGTAATCTGCCTAAGTAAAAATTCAAACAATAGGCCAGTATTACGGATCTTGTTATGGCGTAGTTTGCGCATAATTACATCTCCGTATAATATTATTAACTATATATAGTTTATCATATATAAATATAAACAATTTACTATTTATCATAAATTTATTCATTTTTTTTCTTCATCTAAAAGATTATCTTCACTTAAAATACTTTTATCTGTTAAGTTTTTTTCAAATTTATTTTTTAAAGAATTTAATAGTCCTTCTCTTGCAACAATTGTCGCACCCTTACCTGTATAAAGTGGTGAACCACCTTTAAATTCTCTCTTACCATATTTTTCTCTTTTATATTTTATAGCATCTTTAATATCCTGTGAATCATATTCATTACCATATTCTTTTTCTTCCGTACCACTTCTTCTATCACCACCCCAACCTTCTTTTCTAGCCATCTCCATATCATCAAGGTCACTTGCAGAACCACCACTCTCTAATGGATCATTTCCCTCATCTTCTATCTGAGTAAATCTAAATTGTGATTTTCTATCTTCTACCAATCCGTCAAATACTTTTTCTTTTTCGTGTTGATTGAATTCAAATATATTATCATAAATCCATTCACGAGATAAAAGTCTATTTTCTATAAGAGAATTAGCTACCTCAACTTGTTGATTTAATAGTTCAAGTTTTTCTTGTTCGTGAATCATAGATGGATTTGTAAGTTTCAACTCAAAATTAAGTAACTCTGCATCTTCAAATCCTTGTGTGTATAAATGTACGATAGCAATCTTTTCTAATTCAGCACATATTATCTTCTGAAGTCTTTCTATCGTTCTTGAGAATCTTACATCTTCTGCAGCTAATGTAGCTTTACTACCGACACCCTCTTCATATCCAAGAAATGCTTTTGGTATTTTAAGAGCGGCCATCATTTTGTTTCGTAGATATTCTATATCTTCAATAGCATCATTATTAGATAAACCAGGTAAAGTATCAATTTCAGTTCCACTGTCACCACCTCTAACAGGTAAGAAATAATCTTCTGTTACTGATTCCACATTATATCTAAGATTATAATCACCTGTTTTTTGGTCTATAACTGGAATTTTTTTCATTTTATTGATAAGTTTTTGCATAAAATTATCAACTTCATTTGGTGGAATATTTCCAATATCTATCTTAAAAACTCTTTTTTCTGGTGCTCTCATAATTCTGTGAATTAACATAGCATCTTCCATAAGAGTTAATTGTTTAAATATTTTTCTAGCACCTTCTAATGCAGATTTACCATATGGAAGAAAATTCGCATCTGCCATATTACGGAAATGTGCAACTTCATAATTTTCTAATAAATTTTCATTTTCATTATGACTGGGAATCATATTTTTTTTATCAACATCATCTATTTGAAATTGAACAAGATTAGGATTTTCTGGATCATGATCTTCTAATCTCTGAATTTCATATGCTGAAAGTGGTTTAATACCGACTATACCGTGTTTATCCAAAATCTCCAACTTTAAAAAGAAATCACCATACTTATTCATATTACGAATCCAAGGCCATAAATTAAATTCTATATTCATAATATCATAAAATAAATTATGAAGAATTTTTGCAACTTTTGGGTTATCTGTTTTTATATCTAAAATTCTATTTTCAACATTAGTAACAGTAGATTCATCAGAATATATGTCTAATGCCGAAGATATAATTGGGTCAGTATCCATCATCTCATAATCACGAAATAATTCTCTACGAACTACATCATAAGCATTTTTATTTGAAAATGTAGATCCCCAAGAATGTTGAGATGATGATCTACCATTTGCTAACCTATTATATCTATCTATAAAATTAGACAATAAAGAAGTCTGTTTAAAATCGACATCTTTTACTTTTATTTGTCCAGTATCAGTTTTTCTAACTACTATATTATTTTGAAACAATTGTCCGAGCCTGCCAAATATATTATTTTGTCTTTCTTCTGCCATAGTTCCCTCTTATTATTTAATTAACCAAGTTAAATTTTCTTTTTCTTTACCTAAATCTAATTCATATGGATTTTCTTTTGGTTGTCCGTGTCCTCCAAAAATTGGAGTTTCTTGTTCAATAACATTACCATTTGAATTTAAAATATTACCCATTATAGCTCTTTGATGATCATTTTTATCAGTCTGTAATCTTAATGCAGTATCTCTAATCCATAGAGCTATTGCATAAGACATAACTAAATCATCATTATATCCCTCCATAGCCTCTGCTCGAGAATTAACTAAACCAACTTTATAAATAAAAACAAATAATTCTGAAACTAATCTATCAGAATATAATTTAGTCATTTTTTCTCTTGTATATTCTTCCATTTTTGCTATAATTAATGGACGAGTTTTTGGAGTCGTTGCAAAACCAGCAACCATATTTTTATCTTCTGTTCTATATCTATTTGATACCATTTGATTTTCTACATCAACATATTTTAAATCTTTTGACTGATAAAATAAATTTTTATATCCTCTGTCTATAATAGTTTGAAGAGTAGCCCAACCAATGTTGTTGTTCTCAACTACAAGTAAAGCATCATTATATCTTGTAGCCAAATCAATAAGGAAATGTCCGTAGTCTGTGGTAGATAATTTACCTTTATATTC